AAAGATGGGTATGTAGTTGGTGTGGGGGATAAGGTGAACAACAATCTTACCGTAATAGGTTCTAGGAAGGTTGATGGAAGATTTGTTATAGATACATATTTTAAAGATAACGAAAATGATAATTATTATTATGATATTAATGGTACTCATATTATAACCCCACTCTACAACCTAACACCTAAAGAAACTATCAAACTGTTTGGCAAAGAATATCCGAAGCACGAAGTCGAACAAGCATTATCAAATATTAAAGCAATAAGTTAAATATATATGGCATGGAATATACAATACAATAAAAGTAAAAATTTATACAGAATATGGACTACTGTTGCAGATGGATGGATTACAGATTGGATTACTCGAGAGGAGTGTATAAAGGAAATATCTCGAAAGAAAAGGAAGCAATTAAAGGAAGAACTGGATGAGATTGCAATAGATTTTCCAAATGGATACTACAACAAGGCAGGAAAAAGATATTGGGATGACGATAAGTTTAATAAATTACAAGAACATAGGAATAAATTAAGTATTGCTAGGAGAAAGAGAATGGGGTTACCAATATAACCAAAGCACATTAACAAGATTGTATATATCTGGGGGAGCAGGACAGTAATATCGGTGGCTAGCATAAAACCGACGGATAAAACCGCTTCCCCAAATGTATACAATGCTTAAAAAGAATTTTTAAAGCAAATCCAAGATTGAATCCAGTGATAGTGGCGAAATGGTAAACGCTCCTAATGAATAGGATTATGAGTCTATAATTCAAATAAATGAAAACTCAAGTTACAGGTTCAACTCCTGTCTATCACTGGCTTCAGTCGAGGATTAATTAATAATTAAATAAATAAATATATGATAAAACACAAAGCAATATTAACAGTTTATAATTTAGGAGGAATGAATAAACAACAATTAAAACAATTAACCGCTTGGCTTGAAAGAGTTACAAAGTCTATTCAAGAAACTCCAAAAGATTATTCAAATATTAGGTCATCATTTAAATTAATGAAATAATAAAATAAAAAATATGATATATAGAATACAAATAGATTTCGGTAGTACTGGATATCTTAAATATGGAGGAATAATAAAAGCAACTTATTATTTCTTCAAGACAATAAATTCAGGAGCATTTATCAAAATAACTAAATTAAAATAATATGTACAAAATACTATACAACTATGGCACAGAAGGTTATAAATTTTATGAAGAAGAGTTTTATAATGTAGAAACTGCTGTAGAAAAAGCTATTGAACTTAATTATCTAGCTGAGTTCATAATAGTAAAAATTATCAAATGGAAAGCAATGGAAAAATAACATGACAACACAACAACGCAACGAGCTTATCAAAAGATTAGCCAATAAGAAAATAACAACCCTACGTTATCCATACATGTATGAAGTGCGTGATATGATAGCAAAGAAAGGCATCAAATTATCAACAGAACAAGTAAGGATGATAGTAAAAGGAGAATAAATATATGAACACAGCAATAACTACAACATTAGCATTAATAAGTAAAACAATGATTATTTATTTTAATATAAATAACGGTGATTTCGTATTACCAGCACCTATCTTTTGTTTTGCTATATTAATAGCTTCATTACAAGATATAAATAATTTAACTAAATAATATGAGAACAAAAATATTAAAATTATATACAAAGCAAGAGAATGGTCTTGAGATTAATTCAATAATAACTTATGCTAAATTTGAAAGATTAATGGATTATGACCTTATACAACAAAAACATATTTGTGTAGAATGGGATAATTATTTAAGAATAAATTTATGGTTTATAATATTAGATTTTAATTGGGTTAGTAAGTTAAAAGGATATAACCTTACAGTATAAGGTTATACTTATCCACATATTACAAACCCTACCACTTGTTTACAAACCAAGTCCTTAGTATAATAAAAGAGTGGTAATAAACCATATCAATATGAAAACAAAAAACAAAACAATAAAACTAAAAGTTAAATCATTCACAGAAAAACCTCATACCAACTTTGCTAATGAAATATCAACTGATAAATTCCTAGACAGAACATTCTACACAGGCTGTGTAATCGTAGCAATACTTGGTATAATATTATTAGCAGTTAATATAACAAGATAATGAAAAAACAAATAATGTCTTTATTAGACAAAAAAACCAATAGATTAGAATATTTGTCAGATTACAGAAGATATAAAAACTTAAATGAATTATATGGTGGTAAAGGATTTGAAATAGAAGTTAGTCCAAAAACCTTAAAAACACTAAAAAAAAGACAGGGTAAAAAAATAGTTTTTTCTTTAGAGCATGATTTTGGTATAAAAGAAAATACTAAAGAAGCATATTGGCTCCGAGTTGATGGTGAATACCCTAAAAAGAAAACAGATTTTACTTATCTTGTTACTGGATATATCAATCCTTTTCAGCAATCAGGAATGGACGATTGGGGTGTTTCATTAGCATTAACTCACATTGATGTTGCTACTACATGGGGGCAATTAGAAGCTATTACGGATATGATAGCAGAATGGTTAGATAAAAAATATGGTGATGACTGTGGATTTAAAAGAAGATTCATCATAGAAAATATGAAATTAGATTTTATAAAAAATAAAAAAATAAAATAACATGAAAAAAACAAAATACATACTAGCCATAATCATCATTTATATACTCAGTTTCTTTGCTTATGGACTATACAAAACATTATACAAAGCTCCCGAACCCTCACCCATTTACCTCATAATGCAAGAGGAGTCATTTAAACAGTCAATAAAGATACAAGCAGAGAATATATATCTTGATAGACAGAAAGCACAGATAGAAAAGCGTAAGGAGGAATTGAGAAAACAAGAGCTAGAGTTAGCATCAACAACGAGTTTAAAAGAATAAGCCCTGATGCCATAAAAGTAGCACAAGCACTTAAATGGCAAGAAACGGGGCTAAATCCAAACTGTCATAACATTAAGGGACTATCAAAAGAATTTTCTTGTCTACAATATTTAGAAAGCACATACAAAGCACACTCAATAAAAGTATTAGGTTATGTAGCACCTGCCACAGAAACTAATGTGCAATATGTAGCAGTTAAGAATATTGAATTAATGTTAAAGAAAAACATGACAGTAGAGGATATAGCCAAAGTTTGGAATCAGGGTAATACTGGAGCTTGTAAAAAAGGGGTAAATAAATTAGGGGTTGCTTTCAATTCGTGCCAGTATGTCAAAGAATTATTAGATAAATATAACAAATTAAAATAATAAAAACATGCAAGAAATACTAGAAAAATATATGAAAATACTAATAGCAATCTTACTGTCATTATTAACAGCCTATTTCCTTAAAGAATATACAACTGTATCTGATTTTTACAAAGGATATATTGTAGCAAGTGTATTATTAATAATATTTTATTCAAAATAACATGTCAAACCACATAATAAAAGCAAAAAATAAATTAACTGGCAAAATTGAAATATATAGTATTATTGATATTTATTATCCTTATAAATATAAAAATAAAGATGGTGATGTTAGATTTACAGAGAAAGATTTCAACGACCTATTTGAAGTAGTGGAGGATAAGTTTAAAGTTGGTGATAGGGTGAAAGTAAATGGATATGACGGAGAATGGCAAATAAGTATGATACGAGAAGATAATCGCTGTACAGTGTGGCAAATTCCTAAAACAGGTTCAACCTTAATTGCACATATATCACTACTCGAACTCATACCCCAAACAGACACATTGAAGAAAGAGGAAACTATGGAAGATAGGTTTGATAAAATAGATATAAAGTTTACAACTGATAAAACAGAAGATATGGTGTATTTAAAAGAAAAGTTGCAATTTATATTTAAAGAATATAAACAAGATGTTAAACACTTCATCACCCAAGAAATAGCCAAAGCAAAGGAGGAGGATTTGAAGAAAGTAAAAGAGTATAGTAATAAAGAATATAAAGGAGATGTATTATGTGGGCATAGAAATGCTTGTAAAGATATTATTCAATTAATACAAAATAATAAATAAAATGAAAAATGAAATAACGAAACAAGCTATAAAAGATTTGTGGAGAGAATATAAACAACATCTATCTGATGAAGAAGTATATGATGACTATACTGATGATGATTTTTATAGATATGTATTATTTATTAAATGGATATTAGACTTAAAATAACATGAACTACAAACAATACATAATAAAAAAAGGAGATAAAGAACTAGGACTATTATGGTCTGATATACTACACAATCTACTTACACCAGCGCAGTTTGAAAAATTTGAAGAATTTATGAGAGGACAAACTATGGGGGTATTGGGTGATATGAAAGATATGTGGGTAGGAATAGTTTACACAGGTGATTTTGTAAAGTTTTTAAGGATAAATAAAATACATGAAACCTCATAGACTAGTATGGTTTCAAAAGAATATAGGTAAGACAATAAGACGTAGGGATTTTGTCATGCATAATAAGTTTGTTGAAATATTCATAGACGATAATTGGAAAGCACAACAGTTATTCACATCCCAGTTTGAAATAGGTTTGCGTTATAGTAAAAAATAATTGTATAATTATTATGTGTATAAAAAATATAAATATCACAATATGATAATTATAAACTTTGGAGAAGTAAAAATCCGAAGAAGCTATGACACCGAAATAAGATTATGTAATTGTTATAATCAATCGTGCAAAGGGAGATTTTTAATCAAAGTAGGTTCACCATTCCTTGTATGCCCTGATGAAGCTTTTCGCCTCAAACTCATTACTAACATTAAACAATATTATAAATGAAAAATACAATAATACATGGTGATTGCTTAGAGGTTATGAAAACAATAGAGGATAAATCTATAGACATGATACTTTGCGATTTGCCTTATGGTACAACAGCCTGTAAATGGGACACAATAATTCCATTTGAACCTTTATGGGAACAGTATAAGAGGATTATAAAGGATAATGGAGCTATAGTTTTAACTGGGAATGAACCATTTTCTAGTTATTTAAGATTAAGTAATCTTTCTATGTATAAGTATGACTTGTTTTGGCAAAAAGAAAGACCTGTTAATATTTTGCAATTAAGAAGAAGATTCGGAAAAACAGTAGAGAACATAATGGTTTTCTATAATAAGCAGTGTGTCTATAATCCACAAAAATATAAAGCGAGTAAGTATGTCCATAATCGTGTTGGTAATGGAAAACTTGGTAATTTAATAGACAGTAAAAATAAAAAAGCTTTTGATTATATAGATGATGGCACTAGATACCCGAAAGATGTATTATATTTTGCAAGAGATAGTATAGGAAGGGGAAAAAATATCCATCCAACCCAAAAGCCAGTAGCTCTATTTGAATATCTTATCAAGACATATACTAATGAAGGAGATACTATTTTAGACAACTGTGCAGGTTCAGGAACTACAGGAGCAGCGTGTAAAAACTTAAACAGAAACTATATATTGATTGAAAAAGAACAAGAGTATATAGATATTATAAATAAAAGATTAAACACATGACTGAACAACAAATTATATCAGAAAAAATAAATAAATTCTTTGAGAGTTTACAAGCTAAATATCCAAAGAAGTTAATTAACTTTAATTACGAAATATGTATATCGAAGAAAAAATAGGTTATCCTAGGACTGATAAATATAAAATATTAGACGAGTATATAAAAACTCATGATAGGATATTATTATCAGAGTTGCCTAACTTTACTAATAGATTAAAGAGTTTACATTCTGCTTGTTTAAGGACTAATATAATGTTAATAAAAGTTAATAATAATGTATATATAAAAGGCAAAGGACAATATACTAAAAAAAATTATATTTATAAATACAAAAGACCTAAGAAAGAGAAACATTTAGATAATTATCCTCATAATGATGGATATTAAAACCTCCCCACCTAAATGAGGAGGCAGATGCAAGTCCATAGGACAAGCCAAATAACTGTTATGATGAATGGTTTCATGGTTGAAGATATATAAGGGTTGAGTGATGTAGATAGGCTTCTGCAATTTTTTCATAGCTGCTCTTGTATAGGCGAAAATGTGTTCCAAACGGCACGTTGCCAACATAGCTTTCCACCCCTCGTATTATCGTCTCGATTTCATCGTGGCAGTCTCTGCACAAGCAGATTTTTAACTGATTCTTCTTCCTCCCGAAATATCGAACTGGGTGGATGTGGTGTTCTGTGAGATTCTTTTCAGACCCACATTTTGAGCAATGTCTTTCAATTATTTGGTCGTTCATTTTCTCCTCCCTTTATTTAAGAAATGATAAATCATAAACGGCAGACAAATGATGTTAATCACTGCCTCGAATATCCATGCGAGTACGTCTGATGTTTTCATAGATTTTATACCAGTATTTGTAGTATCCAGTTGGTTTCAAGTAAAACAGGTCATATTGAATTGTAGTGTGCATATGATTATATTATATTCCTATAAAACAAAAAACACTACTGCTAGTGTTTTCGGTTTACCGTATTAATACCACCTGTGGAAGGTGTTTATATTATAGCAAAATAAAACCTGTAATGCTATATAGTCGAACCATACGGAGCAACACATTACAGGAATTATTTGTTTTTATCTGCATTACCCCCAGATTTCTAGTGATTTTGCCAGATAAAGGACTGTTACGCAGTCTTTTTTATTATATATTTATTAAAATACCCAGTCAATAGTTGATAATTATTTAACTATTTTATATCTTTTATCATCTGGTTTATAACTTACTAACCCATCTACTATCTCATTTTCAACCGATAATAAATTAGTTTTATATTCTTCTGGTGTTTTTTCTTCTAATTTATACCAAGATATTTCACTAAAGAAATTTTGTTTATTACTAAATTTATCTCTAATTAAATCCTTGATTGCTTTATTTTGCATAGGGTCTGCAATCGATGCATCAATTATGGTTAATACACTTCCTAATAATTCTCTTAAATTTTCTATCACATACCAAGGTTTTATTGCTACATTATTTACATATCCGACTACGGGTTCTTTATTTTGTTTTTGCATATATTTTTATTATTTACTTGACTTAACTTGACTGGGTATTCTAGTAAACAATGCTTATATTATAACAAAAAGAACTACCTATTGCTAGATAGAACTGTTTGAACCAGATTTGATATATTGCTATATCTCGCTTGGTCTGTTTATATTACTATATTCTGTATATAAAGTAAACCACAGTTAATAATAGGCAACTGTTGTAAGACTATGTCAAACATATAAGCATGTTCTGTTAGCATTATCATGTGGACTACTCACATACTGCCTGTGAACCAAATCCTGTGCAGGAGATAAATGGTGCTTTACATAGCCCAGACACCAGGTTTTATAAAAGGGTCGAGATATCTCACTTGCCTTAACTGGTGTATCTTTATTATATTACTTTTTCCAAAACTTATCATCAAGTGGGTCATCAATATTAGTAACCTGACCTAAGCCTTTTGCTAGAAAGTATATAAGACCGAATATCCCTGTTAGTATTGTTCCTGCTATGATTGTGTTAAACATTTGATTGTTTTATTACCTATTATTTCTCCTCTTAAAGAGGCTAATTCTTTTATATCTGCTACATTATTCTTTAATTGAAAGTATAGCACAGATTGAGCCATATTTTCGTCATATACACCTTTTTGCAATGGTTTGATGACATAACCGCCTTTAGTCAATATCTCTTGTATACGTTCAATATTTGGCGAATTATCACCTATTGTAGCCTTTGTTATACTATCACCAACTAATTTACTAATATCTGACAGACAATTATCAAAAGTCTTGCCAATTACCTTAAAAGCGTTCATGGGGTCAGTCTTACGTGCTGGGTCTAACTGAAAGTGTCCTGATATGTTGGTCAACGGATTTATCTTATATGCCTTACATAAATCGACTACATATTTAACATAATTGTCATAGGCTTTCTGTGTCCTAGCTTTGTCTTGTGGGAAGTAGCATAGCTCAATACCTATAGCATAGTCATTAGCGTCTACTCCATACTTTTTATTATCAGTATCTACTGAATACCACACATGCCACGCTTTCTCGTCTAATGGCATACACTCTATTGTATCTTTATCATCTATGAAAGTATGAGCTGATGCACTCATCTCATTAGCTGATGATTTAAAATAATTTACATTCTGTCTTGCTGTAGAATTAGGATTACCTGTATCATGCAAAACTAAAAAGACTACTTTATTCATCTTTAATCCTGAACGTCTTTTTGTCCCACTTACTATATAGTCTTTAATTATCATAATTTTCTAATTATTGTTAATAAATATCCTGCGACGAATACAACAACCACTTTCGCCCAGTCCCAGACGATATCCCACCCTTTTTTTTTTACGTCGGAAGTGAAAGCCTTACGTTTTTCAAAATCTTCTTTAAGAGGTATTATTTCTGACATTAAATCGGCTCTGAGTTTTTCTTTCTCATCTGTAACATGGTTTATCATACCATTTTTCCATGAATCAATGTTAAAAGTCTTCTCATGAACTTCATTTATCTTCTTTGACTGTTCGACGTTTAAATCTTTTAGATTTTTTATATCTGTCTTCAATCCTCCAATATCTTCTGATATTTTGAATAATAGGTTATCTGTACTCATAGTTTACCCCTGTGCTGGTGTGTTAATTTTCTGCCCAAAGTAAAATGAGAGAACCATTAGTAATGATGTCTTAAATGTTTCATTTATTTCAATGCTATTTATAGACATATAGATTAAACCTAATGTTAAAGCTAATAATGTTATTTTTGTTGCTGATTTATAAATCATATTATTTTTTGTTATATTTTCCAAAAATCCAATGGACTGATAATAAGATAACCCCTCCAATGAATGCGACTAGATTGTAAGGGTTATCACCTATCCACTCTGTAATGTTCTGACTGTATGTCGGAAAGCCTAGAGAAAGTAAAACTGCATCAGATGTGAATATTAGTCCGATTGTGGCTAGTATTATGATGCTTGTTATACTTTTCTTTTGCATTATTTTTTAGGTTCTACTACTGGTGGAAGTTTTGTTAATAATTCTTGTATGCCAATAAATGATTGAACTGGTATGTTTAGTTTTACAAGTTCGTCTATTATTGCTTTTATTTGCTGTTCGCTTATTTGTTTCATATAAATATTATATCACTTCTTCTTCTGTTGGTAAAATCTTTTTAGTAATTGTTACAGTTCCATCTTTATTAAATATTGGACTTTCGTACTCATCAGGAATACCAAGCTGAACAAAGTCAGGTATCATTTTTGATAAATACTCACCTGTATCTCTATGGTCTGTAAATAATTTATAAGCATTTGTCCCTGCTATGTCACAATACACTTGTGGATTTTGCCAAAAGACAATATACCCATTTATATATGAACCTTTTAATTGGTCTAATGAAGAATTACGACTTAATTCCATATCTTCTAAATCTAATTCTTCTGCTGTTTTTTCTTTTATGTATTGCATTGTTTTTATTTATTTAATTGATAATTTTAGGTACCGCGATATACCAAATTTGTTGAAGTGTCATACCACAATGTTCCTTGACCATCCATAGGGTCTGCTGTCGGCATCCCCTGTGTTTGCATAGTTCCATAAAAAGATGTGTTTGCAGTAAAAGTATGATAAATATTTGATGTAATTGCACCACCATAAGTATCTACTGTAAAAGAAGTTGCACCAATATTTGTAATACCTCCATTTGCTTGAAGATAAACAGTTGCATACTGTAATGTGTTTGAATTATACCCACCACGAATATCAACACCTCCTCCAGCACTACCTCCGCCTGCCGATGTATCCCCACCGAATATTTGAACATAACCACCATTTGCTGCAACTGTGCTACCTCCTATAATGGATATATAACCACCATCTCCGCCATAGGAATATCCACCAGTCATTGTAATATACCCACCACTATATCCTCCTGCTTCTGTTAAACCACCAGTAAAGGTCATATTTCCTCCTATTTGGGTATTCGTTTCACCTGCTAGGAAATCCATATTTGCATAAGCCGAACTTCCACCACCAGAGTTAAATATCAAATTACCTTGTCCATATATTCCTGCTCCATTTGATGAAGCATAAGAACGAAATTCGGTTAGGATATTATCTGTTGAGTTTATAGCTCTATAAGAGTATGTTTCAAAAGGTACAGTTGCGATAATATAACTATTACTTACTCTCATTCTTTCTGCACCTCCAGTTGATATACCCATCACATCTCCAGCTATATAATAAAGACCAGTATTTATATCTCCAGTAAATGAGATACTTGGTGATGATGCACTACCATTAGCAAATCTATGATTTAATACTGATGTTACGATTGACCCTGTTATAGTAAATGCTGTTGTAGCACCGTATTTAAAATTGAAAATGTTAGCACTAGCATCAAAGGTTGTAGTAAATGACTCAGAACCACTAGGAGTTCTGTATATAATCTGTCCAGCATTTACAGCATTAGTACCAGTTGATTCCAAATAAAGAGTAGGGTTTGTACTTGCAAATTTCCCTGAAAAGTCGGATTGAAGAGTAAAGGAGTTTGTTCCACCTACTGCAAAAGAAAGTATGTTAGCACCAGCACTATACATACCAGTATCAGTATCTCCAACAAAGGAGTGAGTTGGAATAGTATTACTTCCTAATCTAGTTGTCATCTGACCACTTGCTGCAACCTTAAAATAATCAGTACCTGTTTGTGAAAATCTTAGTAAGTTCGCTTCTCCTGAACCAACAGAGTTTAATGCGTATGATACATCAATCAGTGTAAATCCTGCTGTTCCTGATTGAGTAATTGTAACACTTGAGGCAAGTAACTTATTTACTAATTTTGAGTTAGTCCATGTGTTTGCAGCAAGAGTAAGACCAACCAAACCCCCTGTCGCTGTTGATGGTGTTGTAAGTGTTGCACCAGTTGAAGTAAATCTCGCTCTTTCCACTCCAGCTGTTGCTATACCATAAATACCAGCACCTATTCTATACGCACCAGTTGTTAAATCACCTGTAAAAGAATAAGATGGAGCAGAAGCAGAGCCGACTGGAGCAGAAATTATACCTGCAAATACATTACCATTTGAGTCAATGGTTGCCATTGTAGTATTAAGTAGATTTTTAAATGTAATAGTATTACTTCCTGGACTTTTTATAATTGCAGTATTTAGTTGCCCTGTTGTGAGTTCATATGACCCTAGATTTACATTTGATGATGCTCCTGTGTATGGGACAAAGCCACTCACATTTGATGTAAAATCAAAATAACCTGCTGTCTGATTCCATACAGGTATTTGCCCTGTTGTAGTTAAAGGTGTTCCGTTTACATCTGATAGATGTTCTAATGCTTGGTGTTGGGTTATATTAACTAATATAGCTCCTTGTGTTATGTGTGCTTTTGTTACAATACCTATTAAAGCACTATGGTGTGGCACAGATGGCTCTGTATTTGTTAGACCACCTGCTATAGTCTTTGATAACCATAAAGTATCACCGTCTGCCCAAGTTTCCCCATAAGGTGTTCCTGTAGTATCTATGTTTCGTACATATCCTGAGGTAGTTACTTTACCATCTGCATTATTTGATATATCCTGTGTTGTTAAACCTATAATATGACCTGTAGAATGAGCATTACCTTGTGCGAGTGTTATTGTTGGTCTATTACCTAATGCTCCTGATACGTATACTGCCTTACCATTTAAGATGGTTGAACCTGTATTGTTACGAGCTTTGATTTGATTTTCCTGCCCTATTTGAAGAGTTATACCATCTGGCATACCTAAATCAAGTGTTTCATCTGTAGCATTCCATGCTAATTCACCCTCACCAACATTTACTCCAGCTGTTGTATCAAATTGTACATAAGGTGTAGTTAAACCTCCTACTGTTATAGGGTTGGTAGTTTCAGCACCCATGTCTGTAACTGTCTGCAATGTTGTGTCAATTGTGTAATCTTGCCCATTGTTTGTCAGATTAGAACCTTTTACATTTAAACTACCCAAAGGAGATGATTTTTCCTGTCCATCCTTAAACATCTTAATACGTGGACTACCAATCATATTCTTAGGAATACGACTTTCAATCTCTTTAGATAAACCCTTAATAGTTTTAATATCAAGTATTTCCTTCTTTGAGTTTATTTCGTCTATAACTTCTTCACATGTGATTGACTTATATTCAGGTATTAATGGTGTGATAAGTGCAATCAATCTCTCATCACTAGGGGTTTCTCCATTCTTGACTTCTGGTATTAAAGGTTTGATTAAAGCAAGTAATTCGTCAACTGTAGGTGTCTTACCATCTATACCATCTTTAACTTGTGGTATTAAAGGTCTTATAAGTTTTATAAGTTGTTCATCTGTGGGTGTTTCACCATCAAAATAATCAACACCTTTTATAGGGGTATATCCATCTTTTCCATTAGGGTCAATAAGTTTAACTCTTTTAATAAGTTTACTTTTTGGCTTGTCCTCATAGTTAGGTTGTTTTGGTTTTCTTATTAAAGGCATGATTATTTTTTCTTATTTTTAATTGACATAGCTCCTGCTCCAACTGCTGTTGCACCTGCACCTACTGTTAGGGGATTTAATCCTATTTTTCCAAATGTATCTATAACTTTATTATCTTTTAATTCATTTATGACCCTTAATCTATCAGCATTATCACCAGCTTTATATTTGGTATAATTTACATTATTTTCTTTTAATATCTTTATAACTTCATCTGGTGTATCGTTTGGTATAACAGCGTGTTTAAATTCTTTTATTGCTATAGGTTTTTTGAATTTAGTTTCAAAATATTCTGTTGGCATAGATTTTAAATCTTCTTTAAGTTTTTCCAATATTTTTATTTTTGATTCTGGTATGTTTGTATATTGATAATCTAATGCTGATTTATCACCTGCTAAAAATTCTGTTATAGCATCTCTTTGATTAGAGTTTTTAATAAAAGTATTTTTCTCCGTACTTTTACCATATTCAGATAATGAATTTACAACATCATCAAAAGTATTTTCATATAATTCTTTAGTTTTTTGAAATACATCTTTTGATTGAATACTTCCTTTTGCGTTTTTAATATCTTTTAATGATTTTAATTCTTTAACAAATCTTGCTCTAATACCACCTAAACCACTAAATGCCATATTTTCCCCACCTCTTAATTCATTTTTATTCATTAATTTTGAAGCATTTTCTAATGTATTTGGAACATATTTATTTCTACCATTTCTGTCTGTCCCAACCCATAATCTTTCTGATAAATTACCTTCTTGTGCTATGTTTTGTGCATATTTAGTATATTCAGGGTATAAATCTTTATCATCAATGATTTTTTGTATAGCTCTTTTTGTATCATAGTAATCAACACTCCCATCTTTATTTAATATCTTTGGAACTTCTATTCCTTTACTATCTAAATAAGATGCCTTAGTTAGCACACTATCTGTTACTGATTCAACAATATTATCTTTATCTAAATTATAAGTAAAATCACCTGTAGATTTTTCATATTTTTTTAAATTATTTTCTATTGTTTTTATATCTTTGGCAACAGTTTCAACTCTTGGGTATCTTGGTGAATATACATCTGAACCAAATGTTTTTCCTTTTTTAATTAAATCCTTACTACCTAATAAACTTATTTCTCCAAAATCATCAAACCCATGTTTAGCATCAAAAATAGCCATAGATGGATTAGCTAATCCACCCTGATTATTTGCTTTTAATAATTTATCTACAGATATATTGTGTGTTGCAACTAATGATTCTTTATCGCCAACTGAAATCATACCTGCTTGACCTGTTTTCTTTGAAAGTGGTATATTCATTTTTTCAGACATGGATAAATCTCTCATTGATTGATAGTTGTCATATCTATTTTTATTTTGTGTTTCAATAACTTCTTTATAGACTTTAGGTCTTATGTCTTTAAGTTCAGTTAATAATAAATTCTGTTCCTCACGAGATAGATTATCTATATTTTTAAGGATAATATCAGCATCTTTTGAGATATTGCCGACCCTAACTTTACGTTCTACTGTATTCTGTGATAAACTATCTAATATGTTATTAACTTTAGTTATAGCAGGAATAATTTGCTGGTTAGTAGGTGATTTTGATTGAATCACAGTATCTTTACCTAAATAATCAGCCCTACTCGGAACTTCATTTACGGTTCTCCCCTGATTTATTATTGTGTTAGCACCTTTAGGCGCTTCAAGTAATAGTCTTGTTTCTTGATTTAAATCTTGCTGTTTTAGCCATTCAATTGTTTTTAAATATGCTTCTGGGTTTTGTGTTTCCAGTCTTGCTAAAATTAATCTTTTAAATGGATTAGCAATTTGTGATGATATAATCAGTTGTCCGATAGCATTACCTGTTAATGCACCAATTATTTTACCTATAAAAGTATTACCAGCACTAGCACCAATAGCAGTAGTTAAATATTTCATTAATCTACCACCTTTTACAATTGTTCCATCTATTTTTTGTAAATACTTACCTGCATCTATTCTATCACCTATAACACGATTTAATTGTGCGACATCTTTATGACCTGCTTTCTCTGCGACACTTTCTATTTTCTTTTGCATCGCTTTTGCGATTGCATAATCAGAATCTTTTTTAATAACATCAGCATCAACCAAAGATTTATTTTTAAATATATTTTCAAAACGAGCAGTTTTTATATCGTCTACTTTATCAAGTCTTATTGTATCACCATAAGCTTCTTTATAACTATCAAAAGCATTATTAATTTCTTTTGATAGACTTTTTGCGTTACCAGCATCAATATTTTTTGAAGTATTAACTAAATCTAAAGCTTCTTGTCTTAATACATCTAATGATAATGGTTCAGATGACATGCCTACCTTTTTAATAGCTTCTTTAGATGTATTCATTACTTCTTTAAAACTATTTATAAAATCTATACCCTGTTGAAATGTATCAAGTCTAGTGCCATCTAAATTAGGTATAACACCACTTTCAGCTAATATCCTTTGAGGTGTTTTTCCATCTGTTCCTGCCTTATTGAGCATTTCTGTTTTTTGCTCTGCTTGTATTATCCTTTTCTTACCAACTTTAGTTCCTGAATCAATGTTATAATAAACATTCTCAAGACTTTCTATTTGTTTTGGTATTTGTTTATCTAAAACTTCACCAACTCCTGTTTTTATATTCAATGGACTTTCTGTTATAGCTGTTTTAATCTCTGGTGCTTTTTTTGCTCCAAAAAATAGACCCCCAACATTTATAGCATCAGAAATAACCTGTTCTGCATTTGGATTATTCATTGCAAAATCTTGTAAAGATTTTATGTCTGAAATCTCATCTACAACTGGTTTAGTTAAAAAATTCAATATACCTGTTGTACCTTTGCCAACTTTATAATCACCTACACCAATATTACCAACTGTTTCAAATGCTCCTATAATAGGAGAGGATACAATATCAACAGCACCACTAGCAGAACGTAATATATTTCTGCCTGTTCCTGTGATATCTCCCTCATTAGCGGATTTAAAAGCATCTATACCACTACCAACTGTTTGCATAACCCCTTTACTAGCTGTATTCAAAACGTTACCAACATAAGGGATTTTACTTATATATGGGATATCTTGATATCCCCCTTGCTCTGTAGTTTGTGTTATTGTTTCTTGTGTAACCTCCTCTTGTGCAATTTGTGTTGGGTTTTTAGCTTTTTGATTTTGATATTTTTCAATAACAGAAGAAACATAAGCTGGAACATCGTATTTTATTGGTTTACCATTAATAGTTGTAGTTCCAACTTTATTTTCCCAACCTTTTTCACTTCCACTATTCCATTTAGCGGCGATTTGTGCGACATTAAGTCCACTATCTTTCCACTCTTTCATTTTTCCATAAGCTACTGCATTCTGATTCTCTCTAGTCATTGGTGCATTAGCATCTCCTAAAACATCTTTAGCATAACCTCTCCATGTGGCTGGTTGAAATTGATAAGCACCTGTTGAAGTTCCTGCATCACCTACTGCTTTAAAGTTACCACCACTTTCATGTTCACGAATCGCACGAGCAAGATTGATTACATCATTATCAATACCAGAATCAACCTGCTTTGGTGGAGTAGGTTGTGTTGGTCTAGGTGTTATAGGTTGTTGAACATTTAACCCTTTACTTTGACTTAATGATTGTTTTATTAACTCTGGGTTCATATTTTTTTATATTAAAAATCGGTTGGTAATACTTTTCCCTTAACTGTTATTGTTTTTGTTCCTGTTGTAGTTGGTGTAGCACCATAAGTTGATGTTACGAAATCACCTTGTAGCCCAAACTGTTCTGCCATAGCCCTTGCTCTTTGATTCTCTGCATTAATTGAATCCTGTGAGCTCTTTAGATATGTTTTTGCAATATCAGAAGCCTCTTTCAATGTTTGTTCTGTTACTCCTGCACCACCTGATGCAATCTGGTCTACCTTACCCCTTAATTGCTCGATAAGTGCTTGTCCTTGTGCTGTTCTATCATATTCTGATTCACGAACAACGGATGTTGGGTCAAGTATCTTGTTAAATGATGTAATGATAGCTTGTGTGTTCAATGACCTATCACCTTTTTTCAATATATTATTATATGAATCGGTAATAAGTTTAGCTTGTCTTGCCATTTCTCTAGCATTCTCTGTTCTCTTTTGAACATCTTTAGCAAGAGATTGTGTTGTTGTAAATTGTTGATATGGGGTTAATGCTCCTGTGCCACCATATTTTGCAATAGATGATATAGCACCATTTCTATCTCCTTTATTAAACAGAGTATAAGCGTTTTGTATTTCCTCTGAACTTGCACCATTTAATAATGCTTTATCCATTATATCTTTAAAATCTTCTTTTTCTTTTGCAACAGTTTCAAGTCTTTTCTGTTCTAAAGTCATTTGAGCTTTTTGTTTTTCTGTAAGGTCATTGTTATAAATAGTATTAACTTTTGATAGATAATCAAGGCGTTGTGTTATTGGCTCAAATTGTGCATCAAGTTTTAACTTAATCATATCAGTAGCACCTTTTATATCTCCCTGTAATGCAAGTTTTTGAATTGCTAAACCAGCTCTTTGAGATGATATATCTCTTTGATACTGTGTTATAGCTTGTTGACCTGCACCTCCAAACAACCCCTCTCTATTTTGATTTAATATTTGATTTTCAAAATCTTTTTGTTGTTTTTGCAATGCTAAATCTTTCACATCTAAAGCAGATAGTTCTTGTTGTTTTTGATTCAATCCAGCTTCTTGTTGTAATTTAGCACTTGTAGCTGAATACCCTGTATCTTTATTTGTATATAGCTCAAGCCCTTTCATTAAATCAGCTTTTTGCTTGTCATAGTCAGATAATTCAGGTGGAGGTGTAGCTGTTTGTGTAGCGTATGTATCAACTGTAGCTGTTAAAGCATTATTAGCTTTATCAATAGGAGTTTCAATTCCAGTTGTTGTAGGCGCTTTGTATGTTAAAGTATCACCTGATATTTTGGTTGGTATATCTATTGTTGAAGCTTGAGGAGATATTGCTGGTGAAGTATATACTTGAGTTGGTGATGGTGTCGCACTAAGTTTTGAAGTATCAAGATTGCCAGACATTTTAAGTGCTGGGTTAGTGTTTAAACTATTTACATTTAGAGTATTTGAATCCATATATTTAATTATATATTATTTGTTAAAATCGTTATTATTATTGACATTTTTATTCGGCTACTATTTCTGGTTCTGATAATAATGTTATTTCTTCTATAGATGGTTCATTAGCTCCACGAAATTCCACTTTTAATTGAAACCATTTACCATTTATACCTATTGGGATTTCTTGAAAACCATCTGTGTTAGTATAATCAATTGTATCTAATTTACTCCAATTATCTATTGATATAGCACTCCTATTTCCATTTGAAACTCCTGTAACAGCTTCGTCTAATGTAACAGTATAAGTTCCTGCATTTTCAGAAATATCATCTATATGAGCTAAACACCCAGCACCATTACCTGTCAATACAAAGACCTCATCACCAATTTCAGCATATTGCATATTAGCATTATCACTTGTAAAAGTTGTTGTTGATGTCCAAGTTACAGCATTTGTGTTATCTGCTGTTAATTTTATAGGTAAATAATTTTTTTCACTCGACCGATACTTAACTACAATCTTGTCTGTTGTGTCAATCAAGTTTTTATATTTTATAAATAACTTTTTATTAACATTTGTAATATCTCCTGTATATATTTTACTTGTAACAAAATCACCTCTCGATTCACCACTTGTTATTGACTGTAAATATATATCTTTTGTTAAAGATGAGTTAATCAACTTTGCACCAACTAAAAACCTAATACCTGTATCTATCTCTGGTGAATTAGGATAAGAGATACTATCCTCTTGTAAGCCTGTAAATGATGAAATACTTTCAGTAAATGATTGACCATAGTCAGTTATTGATGATGATGTTGATTGACTTGGGGTGAATTTATTAACTAGACCGAAATCCTTATGATATTGATATAATCCAGCCACAAATTCAGGGACGAAAGAGAGAGAGTTGTTATAAATCATAGAATTTTGTAAATCTACATATAAATATTCATCATCAACATACATACATTGTCTTGCTGATTGATAACTATATTCTGTATTATCAAAAAACCATGAATAATCCTTGTTTTGAAAAAATGGTAATGTAAATATTTGAGTAAAACCACCTCCACCGAACCTTAAACCCTCTCCTTTAGAGGTCAAAACTATTACCGATTCTTGATATATTGATAAAGATAATATACTTCTTGCGTTTACTTCATACCCATTTGAACTAGCAGAATTAGCACCATCCCATTCAAACAACATTGCATGCCCACCAGCCTGATTTACAGTCCCTATATACATTTTATTATTTAAATAAATCATATTAACAATTGTATATTCAGTAGGTAGAGTCAAAGCTGTTAAATTAACACTATTACTTGAATTTACTGTCTTGACTACATTTCCATCACCAACACATAATAGATTTTTATTAACAAATACCTCCATAGGGTGTGTAACAGTATTCAAAGATAAACTTAATGTTGAATAAGCACCACTTGAAGCACCTGCCGCACGATAATAAAGATTAACATTAACACCAGTAGGTGAAAACCATATTTTACTGTTATATATAGCCATATCACTATCAACACCTATAACTGCACCAATATCTGTATCTTGACCTATTGTTGAAAAGTCATAATTTACATTAAATACACTTGTTCCAGTAATTGCTTTATATCTACTTGCATTAGCATTTTGTTTTATAGCGGTTGGTAATCCATTTAGTCCAGTATTCTTTTTTATATAAGACATTCTTCTTGATAATCCTATATAACCTCGTTTTTCCATGTTTATATTACGAGTCGAAAACAGGACAGGAAATAAATCGCCTTTATTTTGCTGTATCCAATTTTTATTTGTTGTTTGTGGAAATATTGTTTTTGACATATTTTTATTTTATTTAATTATGCTGTGCGTTCCCATACATAACACACTAAAGTTGGTTGTATGTTATTATGTGCTGTGCCTGAACCAGTTGCAGTTCCATACGTTGCTCCTGGAGCTACAGCCCAAGCACCTGATGCTGTTCCTGTAATGTTATAAACATGAGCTGGTAACTCTGCGTCTGTTAAAGTGTGTGTTGAACTACCTACTGTTGAACCTGCGGTTCCGAAGTTTGGGTCGCCTGACTTATAACCTGCTATTACGTAACCCTCAACAGCAGTCCATGTTCCATATCCTAAATATGTTGAAGGATTAGCAGAGTTTGTTTTATTAGCATATATTGACCCAATAGGTAATACTTGCGATGAAGTTGATAATAAGCCAAGCAACATATCAGTTGATATTTTATCAAGAGGAAAAGTTATCTGTTGACGTTCTTTTTGAAATCGCCACTCTTTTAAAACATCTATTTCTTGTTTTAATAGGTCAATTTCATTCATGATTTTGTTTGATTAGTCCATGACGTGTTATTTTTTGATAAATTACCCCAATTACTTGTGTTTTTGGTTTGGTTAGACCAGCCACCAGAAATCATGGCACTAGAATCCCCACCAGTTAGAGTAAATGAACCATTACCTGCTGTTGTAACTATTGCAATAACAGCTGTAGTATCCCCACCAGTTAGAGTAAATGAGCCATTACCTGCTGTTGCACTATAAGTAAATGGATATTGTAATCCGTTGCCTGAATTATATAACTCTGTAATTTCTGCTCCTGTTAATGCTGTGCCTTTCCAAAAGCCTGTAGCATCAATAAGTCCGTCTAATGCAGCAGTCCCATCAGATGCAAGTCCAAGTCTTAATTCACCTGAATATGCACTTGTGTATAGACCAGCTCCTGACCCTATTGAAGAGCCATTAACATATATCTGTGCTGTTCCTGAACCATTATATTTAGCTACGATGTGATACCACACACCTGTTGACAATGATTTTGACGCTGAAAATGTTGTAGCTCCTAAAAGTCTTATAGTTGATGAGTTACAGTCTAAATAATAACCATTACCTGTACCAGCTTGTCCTTTATCGTATAGTCTAACAAACCCTGATAATGTAGTGAATTTCACCCATACACTTATAGTAAAAGCACCTCCACCATCGACATTTAAACTACTATTATTAGCAACAGAAATATAACTACCTCCTGTCATCGAAGAAGCTTGCCCTATTAACCCTGATACATAAGTGTTGCTATGGTTTGTACCATTATTAACACCTAAAGCATCGTTAGGGTTTCCGTCTAGATTCCAAAATGATGTTGGTGTAGTTATTGCCATTTTAAGTTATTTTAATTAAACCCTCTGTTCCATCAAAAGTGATTACTAAATTTTGTCCAGTTGTCATATTAACCTCTGAACCAAAGTCCCAATAACCAATTAGGTTTTTATTTGTAGCTGTATCATTATACACACCATAATATCTCCATTGTGGGACTGTTCCTGTTGCTGATATTGTTTTATTAGCAATAATTAGTTTATAAGTTCCACTTGTTTGTGATGATGATGATGTAGTCAAAGCTCTATCACCAACATTTGTATATGCTATTTCTGTTATATCAGCTAATACAGAGTTACTTTGACTTGGTAATGTATCAGTTAGAAATACTTTTAATGTATCACTTCCAAGGTTGTGAACTTTCTCTGCTATTGCTTCTACAAATGGATAAAATTTTACGAATGATTCCATATTATTATTCTTTTTTATTTAATTTTTCTAATACTTTCTCAACCATTTCATCAATATCTGGTGATTCACCATCGAAATAGTCAACACCTTTTACAGGCATAACTTCTGCTTTCACAATTTCTTTTATTTGTTCAAGCTCGTCATCTGTAAAATAATCTTTACCTTTTTCTGGTGTATCACCCTTAATTGAATCTACTTCTGATAGGTCGAGATTTTCTAAAACTTTATTAGCTTTAGCCATTTGTTCATTTAACTGTCTTAATTCTTCAAATATAGCTAAATCAGGGCTTGTTGCGAAAGCCTTTAGTTTATTCATATCTGGCATGTTATTTTGATTGTCCATATTTTTTATTTATAAGTTTGGTTAATAATGTTATTTTTTGTTGAGCATCTTTGACTGTCTGTAAGGCATTCACTAGCTCTTTTGTTATTTTTAATTCCATGACATTGGTTTTATTCTAAATTGTATTGGGTCATCAGAGTTCCGTGAAGCATAGAAATCCTGTAACTCCTGTTCTAATAATGTTATTTCATCTCTTAATGTTTTTGCTATTTTTAATTGTCTATTTAAAGCATAATCATAACAAGCCCATCTTGAAACTAGACGATGAAATGTCGATGCAAAGCCTGGCTGTTTTGTTGTATCTGACGTTAAGAAATATGATGGAGCTCTTTGATAAAATACTTTTAATCCGCCACCACCTACGTCAGTATTTACAAATTCAGTTTGTGGTTTAGGATAAAGAAATAATGAATTATTAGACACATCGTAATATCTCGGTATAGCTGGGGTATCTAAATAATCAACAAGTCCAGTTTCATCAATCTCATTCATATCAATAACATCTGATTTATTCCATTTACCATCTCTAGCAAGTACTTCTACTCTTAATAATTTTAAATGTGATGTAGATAAAGCATAATCTTGCTGATTATTAACTAAATCAGTTGTCCCTATAGGTAAATCGGTATAATTTGTAGAATCATATTGCCATCTACCATCACATTGCATGATTAAATTGTTCACTTTATTCAATGCACTATTTAAAAGAGAGGTAAAAGCCTGCATTCTTTTTGTATTACCTGTTATTTGTCCAAAACCATTATCACCAAATAAGGTGAACTCACAATCTTGAATCAATCCATCATTTGTTGTTGTATTTGAGAACTCTGTCATATAAATAATAATACCACCGATTTTTATTTTGGTGGTATTATTGACACTTTATTCTTCCCAAGTATCCGTTATATCTTTGTAGTAATTATCGTCGTTTTTTATCCTTGATATAAACCCCTCACATCTTGATTTTAAATCATCCATACCTCTGTGTGGGTATCCATATTCGTCTGTATATCCCTCATTTCTTGTTTCAAATATATGGTCTTTTGGAACTGATATTTCTGCAAAAAAGTCTTTCCAGTATATTCCTGCTAACTCACTATTTGGATTTTCTCTTATTGAGAAGTCAGAATCTATTTCTTTTATTATTGATTCTGCTTCTGGTAATGTATATGATTTCATTATTTTGTTTTTTTAGGTAATTTATTTTTTTTATTAAATACAGAATTTTTAAATACATCATACATTGCAACTGTTGTAGCGATTCCATGATGCTTCATCTTTGCTTCATCAATTGATGGGTAAATAACTGTTTCTGTAAGTTCTGGAACAAATGGTTCAGGAACAATAGCCCTATGACCTGCTTTAATACATTCTATTGCATACAAAACTAATTGTGCATGTAATATCTTTTGACACACTTGTAATGATTCTGATAAATCAAATTTATTTATTGTCGCACTAAAATGAACACCACCTAATTTACCTTGACCAACTAATACTGAAAACTTAACCATATCTTCTGGTAATTCTGAATCAGTCGTATTATCTTGAACATCAACCTCTACATCTTTTGACAAGAGAAATGCCTGCATCTCTTGTGTTATAACCTCTTTATAAAATGACATTTATTTTTTTTATTTGAGTTATTTAACTAATATACAATTGCCATAACTCATGGGATTACGAGAGATTGAGTATCGACCTCTAATAATCCCTGACAATTGTATAGTAATTATACTACATTGTTATCAATCAAGCAAAACTTAAGCTGTTGCAGCTGAACGAATTGAGATTGACCATGAACTGTTAAGCATAACTGCTGCGAATTTTACTTTCCATCCTATTGTACTGTATAGGTTCAATGGGTTTGAAGTATCACTTGCAGATGGTTTCTTAACAAAGATGATAGGTTCTTGACCTGCATCTGCTCCCTCTATTTCTACGATACCATAAGCTTGTTTACCAAACACGAATGTTTCATAAACGTTTGTAACTGTAGTACCTGAAAGTGAAAGACTTGCTGTTCCAACTGTTCCTGATGGTACATAGTTGTATACTATTGTTCCACCTGTTCCTCCTGCTGTAACTGTTGAATCGTTAGTTTCATAGAATACAACTCCGTGTAGTCTACCGATTTCACCATTCTTCCAGTTTTCTGCATTAACATAAGTGTTAGCTGAAATCCAATCTGTTGAACCTCTTAGGTCATACGCACATTCTACTGGTATGATAGATTTGAAAAATCCATCTTCAAATGTCATAGCCTTATTTGTTTTCAAAGTTCTAACAGCACGTCTGATTTCTGAACCTGTAAGTACATGAGTTGATGCAATTAAGGCATCTGTGGCTACGCCACCAACTCTTTGTATTGTTGAACCAGGTGTTGTAAGGAATGATGTCATTACTTGTCTGATTTTTTGGTTTACAGTTTCTGCTCCTTGCTGTGCCATAACTGATACTTGCTCTTTCAAGTTTGCATCAATTGATGTTTCTTCATAGAAGTCAGATGTTTGAACGAAATCTCCGTATATTGCAACTGTAGCTGTAACTTGACTTGTTGAAAGTGAAGAGCCAGCTGGTGTTGTACCCTCTGTAAGAGCTGTTGTTGCAAGTGTAGGAACTGCCATTCTGTTGAATATGATAGTTTTACCTGCATTAGCTGGTATTTTTCTCATATATGCACCTACTCCGAATCTTAATAATGCTTTTAGTCTTTCTAGGAAAACTTTATCATAAAATGTTGCCATTGTATTTGATAAAGTTGTTGTTGTGTTGTTTGTTGTAAATGGTTGTGCCATAAATAATGTTTAAATAATTTAATTTAATAAAGCGATTTATGGGAACAACATTGATTTATCTTTTACGACCTGTCAATACTGCTTCCATTTCATCGGCTGACATGGCGGCTAAGTCGTTTTGAGAATATTTACGTTCTATTGCAGATTTTGAAGATACATTTGTAGCGATTGCCTCGCTATTTCTTCTATCTTCTCTAGCTTTATCAATAGCCATTTTAACATAAGGGTCTTCAAGCGCTTGTCTACCCCCATTCTTTTGAATAAAGTTGATTTCATCATTTGTATAACCCTCTGTTTTTAATTCTAAACGTTCAAAGCGTTCATCGTCAGTATTCACTTTTGTTGGTTGACCTCTTTCAACGCCTTTAAGTGCATCTACTTCGGCTTTGAGAGCCTTTTTCTCCGCCTCCTCCTTTTTAAGACGAGCGTAAAGTTGCTTCTCTGTTTCTGAATATTGTGGTTGTGAATCCACAGATGTATCAACATCATTACCATTTAAGACTTGGTTGTCATTGTTTTCTATTTCCATATAATTTTATGAGATTAATTAACTCTAATAAAGGAGCTTTTGGAGAGTACTCTAACTCGTACTTAATTATATTATGTAATTTAAAATACGTAATTTTATTGACACTATTCAAAGGTTACATCTATATCAGATGTTCTAACTCTTGAAAAACTATTCTCATGTAAGAACTCTATAAACTTTTCAACTGCAAGTTGTCTTGCTCTTATTTCTATCTTCATATCTTCTGATGATAAAAACTCTTTTACTTCACGAATGTCTAATAACTCTGAAATCTTTTTCTTAAATCTATTCTCAACTTCTAACCATTCAGGACTTTTTGTTAATATTTCTATTTCGTTTATTTCTTTCATATTATGCTACAGGTTGTACTTGTGTATTATTTGGTAATGGTTGTTCTGTTGGTGCTTGTTCAGATGTTTGTGGTGGTAACTGCATTTGTGGAGCTTGTGGTTGATTTGCTTTAGCTTCTTGTCTTTTCTGAACTGCTAACTCTAATTCCATAGGAGATATACCAATTAGGTTTGCATATTTGTAATAAAATACTTTTAGAACAGGGTCATCTAATACTGCTGGATTTTGTGCAAGGTCTGATATTAGCTTAAACATATTTTGAGCCATAACTGCTGTATCCCTTTGTTCATCTGTTACGACAATATCAAACATTAACTTACTGTCTTTGTAAAAATCTGCTTTCATATCAAGGAATCTTTGACTTCCTTTCTTTTTTAGACTAGCCAATACATCTTGTTTTATTTTTTCAAGTTCAGGTGCATAAATACTCTCACCTGCCATAGTTCTCTTGATAACTTCGTCAGTTACAAAGAATGGAGCAACTAAATTATCTAACCTTGCAATTTCTTCTGGCTCTCCTATAAATCTCAAGATATGGTCTTTAGATATATCTTTCAATAATTGAGGCAATATATGATTATTCATCACACGGGTTAAGAATAAACCAAAATTCTCTCTCTTCTTTGAGAAGAATGAATTGATATTATTATTCTGTATCATCGCATTAGTTGCAGGTGTCGATGATGGCATAGCTTCACCTCTCGAAGCATCATAAGCAAAGGTTAGTCTATCGGCTAACTGATTGTATAATGCTTCTTCTTGTGCAAAGGCTGGTAAATTCCTTTCCTCATTAGCAATAGGTGTGATACCAGTTGTTTGAACAACATCGGCGTTGTTAGCATACTTCAATAAGTTGTTTGGAGCTTTCTTATCTTGTGTTTGGAAGAAGTGTAAAGATGATATTTCCATTGACACTCTTTTCTGGTTTGAAATCTCATTAAACCTCTCTTGTACTTGGAATAAATCCTCAATAGCACCAACACCAAGCCATCTTCCCTTAATCCTTTTATAATGTAAATCTTCAAATGGATACTCTTTTGTCCATTTTGTTTTGAACAATACAACACCCTCATCTATTTCCATCCCACTTTCTGTTTTTCTAAATGCTTGTGGCTCTGCTACTACAAAAAAGGCACGAACTAGCTTATCTGACTTTGATTTATCATCAACCATATACTCTGGCACTTCTCCATATCTCTCATAAATCTTGTAATAAGGTGTTGAGCCTACAACATTAGCCATTCCGTCTTTCTCATAAGACTGTGGAGCATAGTATGAACCAAATCTCTCTATAACTTCATCAATATTATCCCATTTACCACTCATTGCCTCCAATTCTGATTGTGTCATGTATAGTTCATGGGTAATAAACCTCGAATCTCTAATGTTTTTAACAGTTGGGTCAAGGAATAAGCGTCTTAAGTCGACATTTTCAACCTTTGAGTTTATACATTTCAACACAACAGACCCATAAGTCGCTAAGTCATCGCCTAATTCATTTAATATCTCACCAAACTCACTATCTTTTAACCAAAATTTAAACTCTTTCTCTGCTAAGAATGTTTGTATTTCTGATTCAGGATTATCAGCTACAAGTTTTATATCCTTTGTATCAATATCAATTGATTTTGCTATGGTGTCCCTACGATATGTTGCAACATCAAAGAATAATTTAGCACGACCTTGATATGGTCTATCATCTTGAAACTTTTTGTTTATGTATAAGTGTATTTTTTTTACTGTATCATATTGATTAAAAATACATCCTGGAACAACCTCTATTTGATTATAGATAAAGTCATCCATTTCTTTTCTAATCAATCCATGTATTGTTTGAGAATCTTGCATATATATTATTATGCCATGAGAATCAATAATTGCTTTTTTATTGACACAAGAATATAATTAACTTATGCGTATATTACCTAATCGTGATGTCTATGAGAGAGAGTTTGATGAAAGAGATAGAATATCACAAGAGCAAGATTATAATTTTGAATTAAAACATATAGATTTTAACAGACAACAGGGTATTCTCGTTTATTACACTGGTGCAGAATATCCTAAAAAGGCAGCAGCAGAACCAGAAGCTTTGTTTGGTATAAGTATAGAAAAGAAGATACTTGTAAATACAGCAAAGTTATTAAAAGAAAAAGAGTTTATACTGATAGCTTTATGGTTTTTATTAAAAACAAAAAAGAGAAAAGCTTTATTCCTAAACAAAATACTTAGAGCTTTTAATGATATAGCATTTAGAGCTGTTGGTAGTTCATTGATAAAAAGATGTTATATGTCGCCGACTGGGAAGTCGTTTGACATGATTGTCTATAAATTATTGACTAATATGGGGGTAGATAAAGATATTGCTAATGAATTAGGCGATGACTTAGCGACTTATGGGTCTGTTGTGTTGAAATGTATAAACTCAAAGGTTGAAAATGTCGACTTA